AGATGTTCGAGTCTGCATGTATTGCGCCGCGCTGGATGGAAAGGTGGTGGATCGCAAAGATGCGCCGAAGTATCCGCTCCACCCTCGTTGCCGCTGCCTGACAGTTCCTGAAATTGATGGAATGGAAGCATTCCGCGAAGGTGCTACACGTTCAAGCGAAGAAGGCTATGTGCCGCAATCCATGACGGCGTTTGATTATCTGCGCAAGAAGCCAATGAGCGAGCTGGTTGATGCTTATGGGCCAACTGTAGCCAAGGCAATCAAGAGTGAAGGCATGACCAACACCAAGTTTCGCAATCTGGCGCTCGATAAAGCGTTACAGCCAATCAGCATCGGCGACATGAAGAAGAAAATGGAAGCGCGAGGATTGCTATAATTTGGCGAAATTTGCCACCTGAGAAATATAGAGTAGAATATCCACAACTGGGCGGTGCCCTTATTACGGAGCCTGTGGCTATGAAGTTTCGCAATCAGTTTATGAAGTATTACCAAGAAGCCGGAGAAGATGGTGCGGCAGATGGCGGCCAACAAGGTGGCGAGCAACAACCTGACTTGGCTGTAGTCATGAAGGAGCTGGAAACACTCCGAGCGCATCACGACAAGCTACTTAGCGAGACCAAGGCCGCCAAGGCAAAGCAGCGCGAAGCTGACGAGCAGGTTCGAATTGCAGCAGAAGAAACTGCCCGCAAGTCTGGGGATGTTGCCGCTATCGACAAGAGTTGGCAGGAGAAATACGCCAAAGGTGAATCTGAGTGGAAAACCCAGAATGAGCGCCTTAACCGTGAGCTGCAAGGTCTATTGGTTGATAACGTAGCGCAGAAGGCTGCCGCAGAGATTGCGGTTGATGCTGAATGCGGCGAGCTGCTGGCTGACAAGATTAAAGGCTTCCTGTCTATCGCTGAACGTGACGGGAAGATGCAAACCGTGGTTGTAGATGCAGATGGTAAGCCTTCCGCTCTGACCGTGGATGAATTGAAAAAGCAACTAATCGAGAAATACCCTCGATTGGTAAAAGGGTCTCCCGCTGGCGGTGCTGGCGGTGCGGCCTTTAAATCTGCTGGCGGTGCTGGCGGTACTGGTGGGGACGATATGGTCTCCCGCGCAAAAGCTATTATTTCACAACACCGCTAAGGGGTAATTTATGTCTTTGTACGTATTTCAAGATCAAGTATCCACCGCCGCAACCGAACTGGTAGCCCAAGAGGTAGATAAGTTTAACGCCGCTTCCGGTGGCGCTCTGGTGCTTGGCTCTGCTGAACACATTGGTGACTACATCGAGAAGACCAGTTGGCAGCTGATTGGCCAGCTCGCTCAGCGCCGTAACGCCTATGGCACTGGCACTGTTACCGCCACCCAGATGGGTCAGCTGCTCGACCGCATGGTAAAGGTAGATGGTCGTGTCGGCCCCATCGAAGTAACCCCGACCATGCTTAAGCGCTTGGGCAAGGATGTGTCTGAGGCCGCTGCTGTTGTTGCTGCTCAGGCCGCCGCTGCCATGATGCAGGACTACCTTAACGCCGCAGGTGCCGCACTGAAAACCGCTATCGGCAAGGCTAGCGACTCCAGCAAAGACCTTTCCGGCCCTAAAGCAACCCCGATTAAGCCGACCCTTGCTGGCCTGAACCAAGGCTCCAAACTGTTTGGTGATGCCTATAGCAAGATTCAGGTTTGGCTGATGGATGGCGCAACCTTCCACGACTTCGGTGATGCTGCGTTTACCAACGCCACCCAGCTCTACCGCATTGGTGACGTTAACGTGATGCAGGACGGCATGGGTCGCCGCTTCATTGTGTCAGACATTCCTGCGCTGTTTGATGTGACTGGCGGTGCCGCCCTGCAAAGCTGCTTGGGCCTGACTACTGGCGCTCTGGCTGTGCAGACCTCTCCGCTCATCATGAAGGCTCAAGGTGTTCTGCTCGGCGAGAACATCAAGACCGTCATGCAGGGTGAATACGACTTCACCATGGGCATCAAGGGCTACCAGTTCAAGGATGGCGTCAAGTCTCCGACCGATGCTCAGATTGCCACTGCCGCTAACTGGACTCGTATCGCAACCAGCGTCAAGGATACCGCTGGCGTGCAAGTCATCTTCGGCGGCAAGGCTGCATAATAATAACCAGACAAACCAAGCCCCTCCATGTGAGGGGCTTTTTATTGCGTGGTACAATTCCATTTGCATCCACCAAATGGACTCCTCACATGAAGCAGCCAAAGCGGGCTTGCCCACTATGCGGCCACGCCGTGCAAGTCTCCCAATCCGTAACCATGAACAAAACTCGCGATGGCTCTGAGCGTTACCAGAAACTGAAATGCACCAATTGCGGGCTGACTGGCTCGGCATCACAGCATGAGGTAATAACGTGGGATATCGCAACTTTGGACAACTCTGTGCAGCCCTGCAAGGCGACTGAACACTAATCAACGGCAACTCTCTATCATGTTTGTGCGGTCAATAGTGACCGCCTAACGTGAGGATTGTCCTATGGACTCCATGAATCTGATGCCTGTCGGTGACTCTGGTTGGGGCAGCGGCGGCGCGGCTGCGCTTGGCGCTTTTGTTGGGAGCTGGTTCGGTAATGGCGGTTTTGGTTACGGTGGTCGTGATGGCGCTGCCGCCGCTGTTGTCGCCTCCGATACCGCTGTGCTGGAAGCAATCAATAGCCTTGGTCTGAACGTTGTTCAAGGTCAGGGTCAGTCTAACGTTGTTGCCGCTCAGGGATTCTCTGGCCTGTCTAACGTTGTTCAGACTGGAAATGCTGCTGTTACCTCTGCTGTAACTACCAGTTCCTTCCAGAACCTGAATGCGCTGACTCAGGGCTTTGCTGGCCTGAACACCGCCATTGTGTCCAGCTCCAACGACACCCGTTTCGCCATTGCTGACCTTGCTCGCCAGAACGCCGAGTGTTGCTGCGAAATCAAGGGCGCTATTGCTGCCGAAGGTTCCGCAACTCGCGGCCTGATTCAACAGCAATACATCAACCAGCTGCAAACTGAGCTGTGCGATGCTAAGTCCAAGATTGGCTCCCTTGAAAGCAATGCTTTCTTGGCTGCTAGCCAGACTGCGCAGACTAACCAGATCATCCAGACCGTTCTGGCTCACCTGCCTTTAAAAGTGTAACGCCTTCTCCAGCCCCAGTGGCTAAGGCTAAGCGGGCGGCGGGGAAACCTGCCGCCGATAACGGGGAGGGTTAGCAATGCGGTACGCGATGATTGTTAAGGGCGGAAAGCACGTTAGTAGATATGCCCGCGATTTCCACGAAGTTCAGGAGGTGCTAAACAATCCTCCGAAAACGTGGGCGGCATACGAGGGCGACCCGCAGAAGTACCAGCGGATTATCGAAATGGAGTATGCGGAAATGGTAACGGCGAAGTCTGCCGGAGACCACCACGGATACACCGAAAACATGATCCACTTGTCCGCCGCGCTGCTTTGCGCCCATCACGCCATGACATGCAAGGAGGATGACTGATGATTGGCTTCTTCTTCAACATTTTGGCAAACCTGTTAACTGAGCGTTTCTTTCTCAGTTTTTGCAGGGCGTAATAGATAGCCGGAGCAATCCGGCTTTTTCATTTGAGGACTTAGCATGTTCAATCAACAGCAGATGCCAAGGGTTCCGACTAACCCACTAGGCCTGGCCCAGCTAACCGATTTTGCGCCGCCGAAAGAAATTAATGTCCATGGAACGAAATGGAGCTTGCGCCGCGACTACCGCGACCCATTAACCAGCCTTCCGCCTCCGAAGGATATTAAGTGGGACGACATGGGCAGCATCGCCATGCCGCAGTATGACGGTAAGGTGTTTTGGTACTGCGCATATGGCACCAAGATGCCAACGGTTGGCAGCCAAGAGCGACCCGTGCGAGTGCTGTATCAGTGGTTCCACACCGTGCAAATCCCACTGAATCCGAACTTCATCACCGATACAGACTGGTCACGCGCCAACGTGTACGTGGCTGACTATGGAGCATTTGCCCAAGACTTCTTTGGCGCAATGTTCACGGTTCACGCAGCGGTTCAGGAGCAAGCGGAGAACGTGCAAGAGTGGCCTGCCTTGATTGACCCTAGCAAGTTGGTTGCCAAGAAGGAGAAAGCGGAGGATGAAGAATGAATGCGACTGTCAAAGAGGTTGCCGAGCAGCTTGCCAAAAAGGCGGAGGCGATCCAAGAAAGCGGGAAGGGCTATCAAGCGATAGTGCAGGAAGTGATGATGATTGGCGGAAAGGCCATGATGTCGAAGCAATTCACACTTGCACAGGCGGAATACGTTGCGAGTGCGATGATTGCCGCAATCACTATAGCGAGAGGAGCGACCCAGCCTAAGCCGCCATTGCCTAGCTATCCACCGAGAGATTGAGTGGGCCGAAAGGCCCTTTTTGCTTGCGACCTCCTGTGGCGCTACAATGGCTAAAACGCCGGAGGACATATGCCACAAATCGGATACGCAACACCAGAGGAGCTAACCGCCTACGCAGCGGCTCGCGGTTACACCCTCACAAAAACGCCAGAAGTTGACCTGCAACTCGGGCTTGATTACATCGAGTCTTTCGAACCTAACCTTGATGGCCAGCGAGCAGACGCTAATCAGCTTCTGTCGTGGCCGCGCACTATGACGCAAGGCGTCCCATTAGCAGTGAAACAGGCTCAGATGGTTGCAGCAATGGAGGCTGATAAAGGGATGGATTTCTTCCCAACCCAGTCAGGTGCAGTAATGAAGCGCGACAAGGTTGGCCCACTGGAAACCGAGTGGTTCGAGGGGACTGAAACATCTGTATCAGTTCCGCAGATTGACGGGCTGATGGCTCCATTCCTGAAAAACTCTGGTTTCTTCCTTAACGTGGTGCGCGTATGAGTCGAGCCAATAGAGCTTATGCATCCACCATGCGCAGCGGCAAGCTGGCTACATACAAGCGCGTAACGCTGGTTGAGGATGATCTCACCGGAGAGATTACCGAGACCATAGAGACGCAGCAGCTTGCGACAGTGGTTTTGCCAGACGCCGAAACCATGAGCAACGGAGTGGTGGCTGGCTCTGGAGTTGCAGAGAAAGCGAGAAAGGTTATTGCGGCTGCCAAAGGCGCTACATTCGCCCCGAAATCTGGCGATACACTGGAATGGGGAGGAGAGGATTGGACTGTTGTCGGGTGTTCCCCGCTCAACCCAAATGCCGCCGAAGATATCATATTTCAGATTGGCGTAACGCGATGAGAACAGGCTCCTTCTCCCTGCAACTATCCTCTGCCATTAGCGAGATAAAAGATGATGTTAAGCGCAAGCAGAATGCGATCATCTTCGAGCTGGGGCGAGCCATTATCATGGATTCTCCAGTAGACACTGGGATGTTTCGTGGCAACTGGCGTTGGTCTTACTCGCCATCTCAGATGGAGATAGACCGCCAAGACAGGAGCGGCCAGCAGGCCATTAACGAGCTAACTGGATTCCTTAACAACTTCAACGGCGGTCAGATGTGGATGCTTAATGGACTCCCGTACGGAAATCGCCTG